TTTTTACACGTTTAGGGGGCATGAATGGGGGAACCTTTTTAGGAGGGGGTTGTTATTGTTATTTTCTCTATTTTCAAACAAAAAAAACTATCACGCGTAGAGAGTGGAAGTGGCTTTTTGATGCCACATATGTCCCTGGTATAAGACACAGCAAAATTGCAACTACCTCTTTGAAAGGAGACACAAGATGCTCAAGCTACACCGAGACAAGACAGATCCCAAGCCACTCACGTTTGGACGTGCTGATGGTACTGTGGTACTAGCGAGTACAGGAAGGTTTGCTGGACTAGATCCTGTGACTGCTAAGGACCAGGGGCTATACGGCTTTATTTATCGTGTTACTATTAAACATAAATCAAGAACAATAGCAGACGAATATGTTGGATCCAAAGCATTTGGCAAGAACAATGACTGGACGACATACTGTACTAGCTCACAATATGTTAAGCTTATACTAGAGCGTGCATTACTATTTGGTGGTCCTGATATTACATTTGAAATACTTGGATATGGATATAGTAAAGGACAACTGCATGCGATAGAGTGTAGTTATATAATGGAATGTAGAAAACGTAAAGGATCTAGATATTGTCTTAATAAGGCTTTAGCTAATGGTGACTTATTATCTAAGCAATCTACATATACTAAGTTCAAACGAGAGCATAAAGCTAAGTCTAATGTGAGGTACACCTAATGAACAACATTGATACTTGGGCAGAGAAACAACAATACATGGTTAGGTTTATCAACGAGATTGGTACTAGGGTAGATGCCCTGGCTGCAGAGTTTGACCTACCCCCTGTGCTGATCGTTGGCATGCTTGAGAACATCAAAAACGAGTGGCTTAATCCTGAGTACCACATTGTGGACGATACGGACGATACTGAGAATTCTAATGATTTGTAGTATACTTGTGTGGCTGGCATTAATATTAATTGCTGTTAGGGTGTTGACAGCAGTAGCACACGGTTGTATATTTTATCCATGGCTACAAAAACATACACAACAGACCTAACAACAACACTAGATCCTAACATGTACAATGCTAGCTGGCTCAAGTGCAGCCTTGAAGACGAGCAGCAGCTAGTACTACAAGCACAAGCTGGTGATGACATAGCTCGTGACTTGTTGTTCCGGGCCTGCATTAATGCTGCTAGGCGTCATGTAAGCATCAACAATAGCCGTAGCCCATACTTCAGGGAGCTTTTTGGAGTGGCAGAAGAAGCTGTCTACGAGGCCATTGCAAGGCACGACGTTACTCGTGGTGCTAGGTTGATCACCTATGTAGTTTGGACTGTCAGACGCAAGCTCTGGGAGGCACGTAAGGATGTGGATGTACGATACCGCATCTCACAACAAGCTCATTACTACAATAAGGCTAATCCAGACAATCCTATGCCCGATTACTGTCCGTTGTATCTGGATGCTCCCATTTCTGACGTGTCCACAAATGATAATGTTAACATCTCGGACAAGATTGGTGACAAAGCGGCAGAGAAGGGCCTGGAAGACGATGAGCAAGCGGAGTGGGCAAGTACATCACTACAGTACCTGATGGACCTTGCTGGCCTATCTAATGACAAAAGAGAGCTACTCAAGCAATATCTGGCTACGCTAGATGTAGGCACCAAGGATTATATGATCCTGCACGCTGCTGATCTGGCTAAGAGGCTAGGTACTACTACAGCTATTGCACGGAGTAGGCTGACATCTGTGCTGGATGGGATAAGATTATGTGCAGGCTACCACAGCATAAAAAGTTTTGCTGATGTGCAAAATATCTAAGATTGGTCATGTAACTGTGTAAATCTCTTAGTATAAGAATCAAGAGATCCTTAGTAGACAAAAACAAGAGTACAAGAGTACTCACATCAAAAGGTAAGTATCATGTCGTTTCTCGATCAAATCAAAGCAGCTCAGTCGTACAGTGGATCATCTCGCCCCAAGGTTGGTGTGGGCAGATATATCGTCAAACTAGTATCCGCCGAGTATGGCCAAAATCACGCCCGTGATGGTTATCGCGGGATGACCAAGTGGGAGGTTGTTGAGGGTGAGGCTGAGACGGGTCTCGTTAATACCTACATCACAGAGAGTAAGCCCGAAAAGTATAGGACCCAGGCTAAGGCAGATGAGCAGACGGCTAGTAACCTCAAGCCATACATCGAGTTGCTGGCAGCTACCGGGTACGATGTAGCCAAGTTGGAGGACGATGCTGATAGCTGGCAAGAGATTATCGCTAACTATATCAATGCTGTCAACAAGCGCATCCTCAAGGGTGATGAGATCCTTGCTGAGTTGGTAATCAAGGCTAACCCAACCAACCCAGACAGCCCATGGAAAAATATCCATGTGTTACAGGATAAGCTGGAGGTCCCTACGATCCCAGCCGAGGTTATGGCACAGCTACCAGGCAATCCCGCCGTAGTTGGTCGTGAGATGCCTGCTATCGCATTTTAATAGTAAGCAGTCCCACTATACGTGTTTGTCTTCTAGGGTGGGTCTGTTCGGGGTACTACAACACTGTAGTACCCCTTTTTGTTTAGGGAGCTATTATGGACGATCAAGATTTGATACTAGCGGCTAGATCTGGCGACGAAAAAGCAGCCACAGAACTGTATAACAAGTACAAAAAGTATGGATACTACTGTGCTCGCAAGACCATCAAGGTATGGAACGATGCCGGTACTGAGTTGTTAAATGATATTGTTAATGACGCCTTCGTAACAGCTTTACAAACGTATAATAGTACGTCAGAATCATCGTTTGGGACTTGGTTTGCATGGCAGGTACGTGGTGGTGTAAGTCATAGTCTAAGCTATCGTGGTGCTCAGAGACGGCAGGCAGAGTTATGTAACATTGATCCCTACGTAGAGATATTACCTGACATAATAGACGATGTGCTGGATGTATCTGATTTATGGTACGTGATAGATCATGTGGACTTAAAGCCTAGAGCACGCACAGCGATGGAACTACTATATAGGTGTGGTTACAGCATAAAAGATGTAGCAGGTCTACTAGGAGTCAGTAGACAGGCTATTGACCAGATACTTAAGTCAAGTATTTCAAAAATAATTGAAAATTTGGCTCAAAATAAGGCCATAGTTAGAAAAACGTGACTACTTCTTTATGTTAGAAAACACTGAATCAGGAGAATAAAATGGTAAAGAAAACTAAAGCATATATAATTGACTGTGTAGTTGGTCTAGCTGGCATTGTTTGCCTTTGTTTATCGCATGGAACGTTTGGTTGGGTACTTTTAGGATCGTCGTTAGGTTTTGCACTACTTAGTTTTATCGTCAAGAAGTAAGTGTTAACATGGAGCAGCAAATGAAGAACATACCGCGAGAGAAGCAGATAGCCTTAATGTGGGAATATCATGATAATGCCAATCTGCAGTTAGTGTACAAGACTTTTGATGCATTTGTTCTGTGCAGAACTAAGGACGAATCACGATGATTATACCTGATTTACTTAAATCTAGAGGATATGTCGATAAAGGCGACTATTGGCAATTTGAAGATACTTACATACAGTATGATGATATTGTACTGCGGATAACTGTCGGACCAAATCACGAAGATATACCAGTTAACTTCCTACGAACATATCCAACTCAACTTGATGGCCACATTAAGGCAGTTAGGGATATGGCATGATAATAGACATTGAGAAACTAAAGAAAATTGATTGGTGGAACAATACATACTGCGATCTTGGTAAAATAAAGATATCTATTATTGACTTAGACAAACCTTATATACAAGATTATGCAACTAAACCGTGGGACACTGCCTACAAAAATATAACATCAAACCTGTTTGGTACGTTTCCAATAGCTATGCAAATTGTTGGAGAACGCGAAAAGCTAACACAGAAGCATAGATTAGTAACAATTACATACGATCCGCAGTTTGCTCCAATCAATCCACCACCTGTTGACAAAATGTTGATAGATATCCCAAAGAAGCGTAGTAGACGGGGTACATATGGGTTATAATATCAATAATGAGTTAGCTTATGATGAGTTGTTATTATTTCATGATACAAAAACACCTTCAGTTAAGTTATGTTTACTTGTTAGACAACTAATAAATAATAAACTTTCAAATTCTAGATATTGTTATATTTCAAAAGAAGATAAAGAAGATATGTCTTCTCAAGCTATGATTGATTTTATTAAATGGGGGCATAACTTTAATCCAAAACCAACTTACAGTAAAGGCGTTGCTATTGGCTACTTAGATTTCAATATGAATAATACGTTTAATAGACTATTGAAGAAACTGAAGAAACTAAATGCTGCTGAGATCTATACTGATATTGATATAGCTTATTGGGATTCGTCGTTCAACGTGGAGGAATATAATGAAGGCTGAAATAACTCCTGATTTAGTATATAATATACTTTGGGAAGCCTGTGATATCATGGACAAGGAAGAATTTGCATGTAGAGTAGAGCATGTGTACGGTGAGTGTGCTACAATTATTGCAAATGACTTAAATCGTCATCTATCTGTACCTTGTACAATGGCCGATATAGCAGACGCTGAAGTAGTAGACTAGACATGTTGTACAGGGATGTACTATATAAATAGTATGAATTTACTAGGCATCCCACGTAGCAAGATAAGCTACCTCAATAGGCTGAGTCAAGATCTATCTATAGCAGAGCAACTGCATCTAGATAGTGAGGCCGAACTTATACGAGATAAAATACAAATATACAAAACTAAACAACAGCAAGCGCGAACAGATCGTAAAGAGGCCCGTAATGCCCAAGAGTAAAGATCCATCAGATGGATCCAAGAGATCCCACCCAGGTAGCGAGAATCTTAAGCCAGCAAAACCTGGCGACGTTCGCAACCCTTGGGGTCGGGCCGGTAAGAACGGCATGGGTGGGCTATCACTAAAGACTAACTTTCGCAACTGGCTTAATCGCATTCCTGAAGCCCAGCGTCAGGCAATTTGGGATGGATTATATCGTAAAGCCTGTTCTGGAGATGCGGCAGCAATTAAGTTGATGGTAAGTCTAAATGATGAGTGTCCTGATTTCCAACCAGATACAACAACAGACACATCTAACCAAGTTACTATTGTTATGCCGCCAAAAGAGACAGTAACTATAGTAAAGAGTAAGGATGTTTGAGTTTGTACCAAACGATAAACAGGAGCAATTCTTAGCATCTGATGACGATGTTTGTATGATTGCTGGTGGTGCTGGTTCAGGCAAGAGTCTTGTGGCTCTTGTTAATCTATTAGGGCTAAATGATAGTGACTGCCCGAGATACCAGAAGTCATATTACCGTGGTTTAATTTACCGCAAGCACTATAAAGACTTACGTGATTTAATACTTAAGAGTAAAGAGATATATAAACAAATTGATCCTGGTGCTAAGTTTGTTGGTGGAAATACTCTGACATGGACATTTTCATCTGGTGCCCAAATATACTTCCAGCACTTTGAACGCTTTGAACAAGCTGAAACGTTCTTCCAAGGTCAAGAGTTATCAATAATACATTGTGATGAAATAGGTCAGTATGATAGTCCTGCTATTATGCAGTATGCTATGTCACGCTTGAGAGATAGCCACGGGCTTAGATGTTACTTTAGGTGTAGTTCAAATCCGTCAAGATATAAATGGTTGAGAAACTATTTTAACATTAATGATGTTGGAGATTCAACGTATTTTGTAAAAGAGTATCCTCTTGATGATGGTACAGTAGTATTAAAACATTTTAGATATATACAGGCCAAGCTATCAGACAACCCACATATAAGCAAAGAGTACCAGGCGCAACTTATGATGATGAGTGAAGAGGACTGTAACGCATTACTATACGGTAACTGGGGAGCATATGACGTGGTAGAGGGACAAGTGTTTGAGCATGAGTTAAAAACAATGAAGGATGAGCATAGGTATTCTAATGTACCTTTTGATCCTTCTATACCTGTATCTACATTTTGGGATATTGGTTCATCCGATATGACAGTAATACTATTTGTGCAGTTTATTGGTAAAGAGATACATATTATTGACATGATCAAAGATAATAACAAGGGTCTAAATGACTATTACATGCCAGAAGTAATGAGACGTATGGATTCGTGTGGTTATCGTTATCAAAAGCATTACTTCCCACATGATGGTTCAAAGCGTGAATGGACAACAAATACTAAAATAATTGATCAAGCACGCAAAACAACTAATGATGTATTTCCACTTCCTCGTGACACTCTGGCTGAAGGTATACAGTCAACGCGTACTATGTTCCGCCACGTGTGGATCAACAAATCAAAATGTGAAGAGTTATATGAAGATCTAGTAAACTATAGACGTGAGTGGAAAGAAGACTTAGGTATATGGACAGACAAGCCAGTACACGATAGCCACTCACATGCTGCTGACGCATTTAGATATGTATCATACTATAAAGCTCCTGTAACAATAGAAGAGCCTGTAGCACATACAGGATCGTCACCTTTCTCTTTTACTGGTAGGTAGTACAGATATCTGTACTATATAAATACATGACAACAAATACAGACTCTCCCGTACCCGACAACTTTAGATTTTCTCGCGGTGAATGGATACTTATCCAGGATCTTCCTCGATATGGATTTGATAATGAAATTTTAGGAGGTTTAATGAAGCATGAAATCATGCCTCAAGGCATACGCTACAAAGGTAAGATCTACATACCAAAGATCAATATTCTCTCGCTAATCAATAAGATGATCAAGGCAAATTTGGCCGTTCGCGACGCTACAGATAAGTTAGAGAGTATGGCTAAGGACACTATGGAAAGTGTAGAACAAGATCTGACGCTCGCAAAACTGTCAACAGAAACCGTTTGAACTATATAAATTTATGGCTGATACAACTGAAGAAGACCTGATTAAGGAAGCATTAGAGAGATTTGAGTATGCTCACGATCAGTGGGAGCGTATACATGACCAATATCGTGAGGATGTTAGATTCTGCGCGGGGAACCAGTGGGATGATAAGATTCTCAAGATACGAAACATGGAAGACAGATCTTCTCTAAACTACAATAAGCTATTAGCCAATATTAAATATATTGTTAACAATGCTAGAATGAACATGCCGTCATTGGCGTGTAGTCCATATACGGATGGTGCTGATCAGAATACTGCAAAAGTATATGATGGTCTTATCAAGTATATCATGTATAATAGTAATGCTAAGACCGTATTTGCCAACTCCTTGAAGCAAGAGATGATGGGCGGACTTGGCGCTTTTCGTGTAGTTATTGAGCCAGATATGGATGGCGAACCTGATTTCTATATTCGTGGTATTCGCGACCCTACTAATGTATATATTGATCCAGATGCCGAACGTTTTTGCTTTGAAGATATGAAATATGCGTTCGTTATATCATGGATGCTGAAAAAGGATTTTGAAAAGAAGTACCCAGAAGCTAGCACAGAACCATTAGATCCTGAGAGCAATTGGTTTCAAAAGGATAAGGTACAGATAGCAGAGTATTGGTATAAAGAAGATGGTCAAGTTAAAATGGTCATCATGACAGCCAATGAGATTCTGGAGAAGCTAGATAACTATAAGCCGCGATATATTCCTATTGTTTATATTGTTGGTGAAGAGTTTGTTGTTGATGATATAAAAGAGTATAAGGGCATTTGTCGTGACGTTAAGGATATCCAAAAACTACTCAACTATACCAAGTCTGAAATAGCTGATTATTTAGCTAGATCTGCAAAGCAGCAGTGGCTGATATCTGATAAACAGATGGGTCCTTACCAAAAGGTTTGGGATTCCAACAACATACAACAGTATAATTATCTGCCATACGAAGACTCTGGCACCGGTGCTCCTGTACCAATACAACCACAGGTACCACCAACAGCACTTATCCAAGCAGCGCAGGATGCTGATACAGATCTAAGATCGGCTATTGGTATTAGAGACCCATTACAGGACATCCCTCAAACACAGTCTGGTAAGGCTATAAATCTGCAAATTTCAGAGGGAAACATTGGTATCTATAACTATTATGATTCGCTCAAAGATGGGATCTTGATGTTGGGCAAGATCTTAGTAGATGCTATACCACATTATTATGACGAACCTAAGATAGCTCAGATCATGGGTGAAGATGGTCAGATTACTGCGGCTAAGATCAACCAAGCATACGTTGAAAATGGTCAATGGGTTAAACACGATCTTACATCAGGTAAGTATAGCATCCGTCTAAGTACAGGACCTACCTACGAGTCACAGAGATCCGAGACAGCCGATCGTCTATCTGACTTGGTCACAAAATACCCCGCCATGATGCAACTTGCTGGTGATCTGATTGTAAAGAACCTGAACTTCACAGGTGCTGATGAGCTGGCTATGCGCTTAAGAGCTGCAATACCATCACAGGTACTTGCTGCATCTAATCCAAGCAATGCTGATCAAGCACCACAACAGCTAGCTGCCACACAGAATCAGATGCAGCAGATGCAACAGAAAATGCAACAAATGCAAGCAGAGAACCAGGCTCTTAAGCAGGAGCAGGCCACTCACTTGCAGGCAGAACAGGCTAAGCATCAGATGCAGATGGAAGCTATGCAAGCAAAGTATCAATATGACTTATCTCTACGTCAAGCAGATTCTAAGGAAGATAAATCTTTGGAAGCTACAAAGATGGAGCACGACATAGTTAATCGTCATATTGAGAATCAGACTAAGATATTCCAGCAAGAAATGGATCATAGACACGACATTCATAAAACTGAATTAAATATGCTAGTCGTGAAACCAAACCAACAGTAATAATTTAGAGAGCCTAACAAGCTCTCTTTTTTATTATTGTGTTGTTGTACATGCCTGTACTACTATATAAAAGTATGGACACAGAAACACCCATTACAGAACCAGTAGAAGTTGAAGTAGAATCTAATCCAGTTGAAGTAGTTGAAACTACCAATAACTCTGAAGCTACACCAACACCAGAAGAAACCAAACCAGAGCGTCCCTGGAATAAAAAGGAACCTGATCCAATTCCGTATCATAGGTTTCAGGAAGTTAACAACAAGTTCAGAGAAACTGAAGCACGCTATAATGAGATGCAGCAGAAGTATTCTGAATTAGAAGCTAAGGTCAATGGCCCTAAAATGCCAGAGATCACAAATATTGATGACATTAAACCTGAACAATTCAAGACCGCTGATGGTGAGGTTGATAATTATGCTTGGCTCAAGGCTCGTGAGGCGTATCTCCAGCAGGAAACATTTAAGGCTTTTGAAGCAAGACAGAGACAGCAAGAATATCAGCGTGCCGCTGCTCAGGTAGAAAAAGACCTAGCATCTAAATTTGAAGTGCGCCTAGAAGAGTCTATCAAGGCTGATCCAGAAGTTAAGGAGGCTACTGATTGGTTTACTAAACAGTATGCTACAAAACTATCCCCTCAGGTACGGTATGCGATTGTTACTGACGAGAATGGTCCAGATCTTATTAAGCACTTGTGTACAGATGGTGCTGACATTATGCAAATGCTATCATCTAATGATGAGATTGGCGCAATTAGGGCAATGGCAAAGTGGAGTGCAAAGTTCTCACGTACCCCCGTATCTAACGACACATCCGAATCAGAAGAATCTGATAGTAAACCAACATTCACGCAGAGTACAAAGCCTGTAACACCAACAGTAAAGGGTACTAGGGCACCAACAAAGAGAGTTGAAGATATGAGTCCAGCAGAATATAGAAAATGGCGTACTGGTAGGTAGACTATATAAATTATTAGAGGGGCTAAGAACTCGTTAAAATACCTTAGTTGTAATTCTCACAATGCAAGCCCTGCATAGATGAGAAGTAAAAAATGTGCAGGGCAAACATAACCGCCTAATAGGCAGAAAAGTGAGATACAATAATGGCTAATACAGTACTTACCTCTACCATCATCAGTAAGGAATTACTGATGCAGTTTGAGAACAGCTTGATCGTTGCTCGCAAGGTTGACTGGCAGTATAACGATAAGTTTGCTACTTCAGAGAATAAGATTGGTGCTCAGTACCGTGTTCGTATTCCTGTCCTGTTTTCAGTAAATCGCAACAACCTAGCATTCAGTGCTCAGGCAGTAACTGAAAAGTATTCGCAGTTGACTGTTTCTAACTCGTACACTGTTCCGTTTACTTTCTTTGATGCTGATCTTGCCCTGAAGATTGAAGACTTCTCTTCGCGCTATGTAAAGCAGGCCGTGGCAGTGCTTGCGGCTACATTTGATACAGATATTGCTAGTGCCTGTGTTAACTGCTATGCTGGTTCATCTGTTGATGGTGGCGTTACTACTGCTACCCCAAATAGTGCTGGTTGGGTTGTTGGTTCGTATGCTACAGCATTGACTTCCGATACTATTCTTAATGCATTCCAGGTCCTTCTTGACTCTGGCTGCCCGGACGATGGTGATATTGTTGGTGTTTTGTCACCGCGTGCTAACCGTCAGCTTGCTAACGCTCAGTTAACGCTGTTTAATGCCCAGGAATCAATTTCTCGTATCTACACAAAGGGATACATTGGAGACTTCTCCGGCATTGAGTTCAACGTTTCTCAGTCTATGGCTACACACGTAAACGGCGCTCAGGGTACATTGGCTGTAACTTCTGCAGCTAGTAACAGCTTGTCTGCTTATGCTGAAACCGGTACTTTGACAGTTACTGCTCTTACAGGAGCGGTTAATGCCGGAGACGTGTTCGTTTCTACTGTTTATCATGTTAATCCTCTTACTAAGGCCGTAACTGCAAACTACAAGCAGTTCACGGTGGTTACTGCGGCAGCTATTGGTGCAACTACTGTAACGGTGTCTCCTGCTCCCGTTGTTTCTGGTCCAGATCAGAACATCTCTGCACCTATTGCAAGCACAACTCTTACTCTCATTGATGCTACTGCTGCAAGTGGCCAGGAATCCTTGGTATTCCATCGCGCCGCTATTGCTGCTGTATCTCCCAAGTTTGAGATGCCGAAGAAGAGTTCGTTTGACATGGCCGAAGAGATTGATGAGAATCAGCTACGCGTTCGTTTCCTTCGTGGGTATGACATGGTAGGAGCTTCGGGCACGGTAGGGTTTGTCTCGCGTCTTGATAGTTTCTTAGGATTTAAGACTTTACGTCCTGAGTGGATTATCCGTATTCGTCACAACTAAGCAGAAAATCTTATTGTAACATAAAACTGAGCCTCATAGAAATGTGGGGCTTTTTCATTTCTACCTATATATTGATATGCTAAGTACTCTCACTGTATACGACCTGTTATTCTCGGCACTTAGGGCAGCCGGTGTTGCATATTTTAATGATAGCATACCACCCAACCAAGCACGAGAAGCACTGATGCTGCTTAATGCTATACGAGCAGAGTATTCTATCAACAATAGAGCTAATCTTAAGTTTGATCAGACATATTCAGCAACCACAAACAAACAATTTATCACATTAGGTACGGACAACACAGACCCGTTAAACCCTATTGCTGGTGATATACCAATAAGACCAAGTTCTATAGATCAGATCATACTGATGAATAGCTCGGCAAACGGTAATAATAACTTTTTATTGACGTTAAAAACATATGAAGAGTACAGATCTAAAATAGTACAGAATGTGTTTGCTATTCCAGATAGCGCTTATCTGGATTCTGAATATCCTCTGCAAAATGTTTATTTTTATCCAGGACTATCTCAGGGATGGGCTGTACGCGTACAAGGTCGTAGATACTTAACAGATTATGAGAATGTAACAGATCCCTATATTGACCCTCCCGAATACTTCCAAATGCTATATCTTGAGTTAGCTACTAGATTGCTTGGTCTGTATGGTCAGGATGTTCCTCAAGGATTAATCATACAACTTAGTGGCTGCAGCAAGCATATCAAGGCACGAGGTTTGATGAACGGAATGCACAGAACACGTAATGACTTCTCGGGTGGCAGTCCATTTAACTTCTTTGGCGGGGTATAATCGATGGCTAATATTACAGCTACTACTATACCGCTAGGATCAAAGCCTTATGCTTCACCATTCTACTCTCTTGGTATTGAGGTATGTCAAAATTTATATCTTGAAGTAGCACAGTCAGAGAACTCTAAAGCTCAATATTATTTGCTCAAGATACCAGGCATGCGTAAGTTTGGAACAACAGATGCAATAAATAAAGGAGCTTGTCGTGGACTATACACATCCGCAGCCGGAGCAACTTATGGTGTGTTTGGTAATAAGTTCTATGAAATAGATATGAATGGTTCTAAAACAGAACTTGGTACATTAATCACATCTACAGAGCAAGTACAGATGGCTGAGAATGGCAAGCAGTTGATGCTTGTTGACGGTTCTGCTGGTTATATATTTGACTATACTACAATTACATTCACACAGATTAGAGATGAGTATTTTCCAGGAAATGCTGAAGGTACTCTAGCACCGACACATGTAGCTTATAATGATACAAGGTTTATCATCAATGTACCAAATACGAATGAATACTACTACTCAAACCCTTATTATGCTTATAATGCCGATAATACATCTAAAGATTATGATCCAGCAGTAATTGATGGCTATTGGAATCCAATCCAGTCAGGTCGTAAGTTTGCTCAAGCAGATAATATTGTTGGTTTATGTTGTGCTCAGAACTATGTGTGGCTGTTTGGGTTGAATACTTGTGAAGTAGCTTATGATACAGGTAACTATAATGGACAACTATATGCACGATATGATGGTGCCATAATGCAGATAGGCTGTAGTTCTCCACGTTCCATTGTCAACATTGCTAACAATGTATATTGGTTAGGTTCAGACAGAACTGGTATTGTTGGCGTATTTACTAACAATGGTATGCAACCACAGCGTATAAGCAAGCGTGGGTTAGAGCAGATTATTGAAGAGATGGATACATACTCGGATGCAATAGGTTATGCTTATTCTCAAGCAGGTCATACATTTTATGTTCTTCAATTTCCCAAGGGAGGACGTACTTTTGTTTACGACACAGTTACAGATTCTTGGCATGAGAGAACATACCTTAATCAGGCAACAGGACTTGTTGAAGCACATAAAGCATTATATGCAACGCATAATTTTGATAAGCTTATCGTTGGTCATAGCACACACAGCACAGTGTTTGAGTTTGATCCAACATACTATCTTAACGACAATCCAGACAACGAGTTGACTAATTACATAAAGTGTATCAAAACAAGCCCCATCAGCTTTAACAATGGTACTCTTGTCCGTTATAATGCCGTTCAACCAATTTTTCAACAGGGTGTAGGTTTAGCTAAAGACACAGTATACGATAATGCTATGGAACCTAAATGCTGGATTGCTTGGTCTGATGATTCTGGAGAATCTTGGTCAAGTGAGACAGATGCTCCTATGGGACGAATGGGCGAATATTTCAAACGTAGCCGTGTATTTACATCTGGAATAGGAAGAAATAGAGTTTGGCGAATATCCGTAACAGCTCCTGTGCAAGTTATTCTTATAGGTATAATCGTAGAGTCTTTACCCTGCAGGTTCTAACATGTCTACTGATCAAAAAGTAATTGCTAGTCCCATCCCAGTAAACACACCATTACTAGACAGTGGTATGATGTCTCTTCCTTGGACAAAGTATCTCAAGAATCTTGGTGATATTGCTACAAGATCTAGTACACCACAGAACAAATCTCCTGTTACAGGTACATCAAAGTATTTGGGCATTGTAACAGCATATCCACCGAGTTCTGTTGCTGGTAATACTTGTACAATTGGCACAGACAGTTATCTATACAATGGAAGTAGTTGGAGCAAGACTCTTACTCATGTGTTAAATGGGTCGTTATGCTGCATATCGCATGATTTGGGATCTGCATCACCAGCAGCATTTAGTCTAGATCTGCCCTTTGAGTCTGCTCTGCCTTTTATATATGAAAACACAGAGTATCTTGCTGGAACAAAAGAAGTAACTATACCGTTAGGTCGTCGTGTTGTATACCTGACATACACAATCAAGAATTAACTATATAATAATATGGCTGGATTATTTGGATCACTCGGAGAATCATCAGGAGCACTAACTTCTGCACTCGGTAACTATATCGGCATGCAGCAAGCTAATGACTCCCTAAATACAGCAAACAAAGATTATCAAAATCTTTCTAACAAGGGTATAAACACTCTTCAGCAGGGGCAGCAAGGAGCTAACGCAGCTTACTCGCCGTACACTTCTGGTGGTGAAACTGGGCTAAATGGGTTCACGTCTGGTATAGTTAATCGTCAGCAAGCGACAACACCAACTGTTACTGATAATTCTGCAAGCAATGCTGTTAATAACTATCTTAACCCGTCGGCTGCTTATACTACAGACCAAAGCAATAAAGCTATGGAAGCTAATGCTATCGCTTCCGGTGGAACTGGTGGTGGTTTAGCTAAGGCACTATCCGCAAACACAGCCAATCTTGCCATGACTAATTATAACAATGCTTATAATCAGATGCTTCAAGGCAATAATCAGACGTTTAATCAGCAACAACAGAATTACTCTAACAACAACAATTATCAGCAGCAGCAGATCCAAAACTACGGTAATCTGGCTAATATGGGCTTGTCTGCAACTAATTCTAACCAGCAACTTCAGCAAGGTTACAACTCTGGTATCAACACAGATTATCAGGGACAAGCTGAGACGGCGTGGAATACTAATGCTTCCAAGGCCAAGAACTTCAACTCGGGTATCAACAACACATTTGGCAACATTGCAAATAGTCAATCCTCAGCAGGTTCTGCATTAGATAGCCTGTATGGGATGGGGGGTTAATAGATGACTGCTTTCGCAGATGTTACCGGCGGTATGAACCCTCTTCAATCCGCACAAGCATTAAACACAGCTCAGCAGGGTTCACGCGATGAGATTGACTGGGCAAATAAGCAATTACTGAGAAATTTGCAGTCTGCCCATACAAATGATGATGGTTCTCTGGACCAGTTTGGCTTTATACATGCAGCATCGTCTCATGGTGTTGGCCCGGATGCGGTAAAGGCATGGCTAGCAAATCAGAACGACACATATAATACTGCTACTAATCAGAGCACAACAAATATGCTGTTGAAGACACTTAGCCTTAATCCTGATGCTCTTAGAGATCAAAGTAAGCTACCAGGACAGCCTGGGGCTGGTGGAATGAATTCTATTGATGGTGAACAGATACCTGCTGGTCAGTCTATTCAATATAATAATGAACAAGGTGCCGGAGCCCCTCAAGGTAATAGCACATTAAATTTAGATGCTTCTCCTGACACATCAGATGAAGTTAGGGCTAGAGCTGCAGCACGAGCTAATGGTGCCGCAGCTTTTACTCCTACACAATCTCAGCAAAATCAGGTGCAAGAACAACATACCGGTGCTGCTGCATTTAGCCCTAAGCCTGTAACAGGAGCTAAAGCTATGACTTCTAGTGATGATAATACAGCATCTAATCAGGTTGTTGTACATGCGTCTAATCCAGAAGCCAATAGTGGTGGTACCTTTACTGCTCCTGCGCCTCAAGACAATAGTATGTCATATACTTCTACACCAGATAGGCGTAGCATTTTAGAGCGTCTTGCTGATTCTGGATCAGGAACGCCAACACTACCGAACGGCAGTACAACAACAACTAGTGGCGATAATGCAAATATATTTAATTATGATAATGTAGTAAAAACAGGAAATCTAAATCTGAAGCAGGGTGTTGATGCTACTTTAGCTAAGATGGGTAAGTCACAAAATCAACAAGGTGTTGATGCGATACTTGAACAAGCAGCTCATGGAGTTCCTGTACCTACCCCCCAAATGAAAGACGGTAGGCTTGATGTTCTTGGATATACACAAGAAGTGCAAGCATATGGGGCTAAGGTTATGGCCGCTAAAACTGCTGCTGCTAAAGCTTTAGCTGATGGTAATACTACAGCATTATCTGAAGTTCTTGGTAGAGATCAGTATTCTATGGCTAAAGCCAACCAAGAGAAGGAATTCAGTCAGGTATCACATCCGGCTATTAGTGGCTACCTCCCATCGCCAGCAGAGAAACAGAATTTAACTGATGCTTCTGCCGCTGATAAAGAAATCATAAGCTTAATGCAAAATCCACCATCGCCTAATTCTGCGGAGTGGGGCGCGTTTAAGTTGATGCTTGGCAAGTCAATAATTAAAGGTATGAACTTGCCTGTTGGCGAGGGTATGGTTGACGCTGTTGGTCAGCAGGTACAGAATGGTGCAAACATAGGCGACGTTGTAAAAAGTGCAGCAAATGGATTAGTACAAAACGGACTTAGTGGTGCTGCTGCTAATGCTGCTGCTACCGGCATGGTGCAAGCATACCAATCAGCATTAGGTATAAATAGCATTGATGGCGCTAAATATCTTGTAAAAGGTACTAGTGACTTTATCAGAAACAAATGGTCTGCCTATGGCAAAGGCGACAAATTTGATGAGTTTTTTCCTGAATATAAAGGTGGTGTAGGCGGAGGACCTGCGGCAGGTAAGAAGACAGGTCCTGGTGCTTTTACACCTAAAAAGACTGCAGGACCATTATCAGGATCATCATTCTAATGGCTACAGTAGATGATATAGCTAATGGATTAGAGTCTTTAGGCGCTACAGTAGATAGATCTACTTTTGCCCAAAAGATGCAGGATCCCAACTTCTCCGAGAAGGTTCGCAAAGCATTAGCTTCTGGTGGGGCATCTGTATCTGATTCGTCAACATTTTATAATACTTATGGGAATCAGCATCAGGGGCAGGTAAGATCCAGCAATTCTGGATTGCAGTCTAATGATACACTTCCAACGTCAGGAACCGATAATGGTCAAACAACACTAGAAACAAGTGTACCTACAGCTATAAATGAAACTTTTGTACAGCCAACAAAGGACTATCTCAATCGTTTAGATAGAGATTATGCCGGTCCTGTAGTAGACTTAGCAAAGAAAAATCCAGGCACTGTTGCAGCCATTGGCGCTACAGCTCTATTTCCAGAAGCATCCCCATTAACTGCTGGCTTGATAAACGCAGCAGCTTTTGGTGCCGGTGAAGCTATAAACAAAGCCAATCCTCTGACAGATGAGCCCAATGAGTGGAAAACAGAACCGATATCTGAGAATGCCTTGTCTGTTGGTGGGTCAGCTCTTGGTGCTGGTCTAGGTTCGGGCCTAACATCTGCTTTAATGCGTGATTTGGGATCTTTTTTTGGTGGTCCTGGTGCCAGAAAAGCAGCATACAAAGAAGCTGAAAACGCAGCACAAGCGCAATATGCAAAAAACAGAAGTGCTTTAAGTGATATTAACCAGGAATTCAATCCAGGAATATCTAATGCTGTCAAAGACAACACTGTTCCCGTTTATAGCGCACCAACAGCATCCAGAGATGATTGGACTTTGAGCAATACAGACGAAGCTCTAGCAGATGCTCTTTCTAATGCCCAACGAACAAAACTAGATGCAATAAAGTCGTATATGGTTCGTTCTAATCCAGAATCTTATAAAGGTTTTGGCTTAACGGCCATGCCATCGGATAAAGAGGCCGTTGATTTTTATAAGGGCATCAATAAGGGTATAGAGTTACCGGATTCTCCTAAAGGTATGAACTTTCTTAGTGGGCTACCTAATAAAGTTCAAAAGACAGCCCAGATTATGGGCGAACTACACCCAAGAATTGCGGGTCCTCTAGTAAGTTCTTTAACCAATAATTTTGCAATTCCATCCGTAATAAAATCAAGTGTTGATTATGGTAGCAAGCCACTATCACTCATTTCTGGTTTGGGTGGTTTTGGTGTTGGTGACTTGATAGGATCAGCACCTGCACTAATTAGGAAGCAAAACCAAGCAGCAAGGTGATTATTTTTTGCCGGGAACAAACTTGTGGTAAAGTTTATACGCTTTTATGCACACATTGTATATCAAACCACCACACATAAAAAAACAAATATAACCCGTTACGCCGAGTAGTGGAAATATACCACAAATAATTACTATAAGAACTATAAGTGCTGCTATGATAGACATCCTCAATCCTTTCGTGTTATTGGCTATGGATAGAAGTTAACACAAAAATGCGCCCATGTCAACAGGTTTTTACATGTGCTATATATTTGTATGGCCGGTACTCTATTAACTCCAGTTATCCTACGTGAATGCACAAATGATGGTAAGCTAGCATCGGGTGCTCAGTTGTTCTTCTCCGAATCTGGAAATGATATCGGGAAGGCAGTTTACAGTGATCTTGCATGCACCATACCCCGCACTAATCCCGTTATCTGTGACGCGTCTGGCTGGCCTGGCGCAATCTACGGTTTAGGTCTTTATCGTATACGTGTATCTGACTATCGCGGAGGTCAGATAGTTCCTCCTGTTGACGGTTTAGGTTCTGGTGGTGGTGAAGACCCTAGTTCTAGTGTAGGATATACATTTGTTGGAACTTACAATGATATCAGAGCATTGGCAGGAAATGTTACTGTAGCTTACTGTACTGGACGAGAAACCGCAGGTGATGGCGGTGAGGGCTTGTTTGAACTTGTGCCTGGATCTACTGAAATTGATGATGATGGTGTTATTCTAACTAATACGTCTGGGTCTATGGTATGGCGTAGAATTACCGATGGCTATATGAATCCTCGGTGGTTTGGTGTAGTATATGATGCATTAGTGAGCCAGAGTGGGCCTATGGTTGTGGCATTGCGCTCGTCTGCTAGGCACAATTTGCCCCTACGTTTAATGGGTAAGATATATATAACGTCAAATCTTACCATACCTACAGGAGTTACAATCTGTGGTGGGGGCAGCTTTGTTTCTGGTAATAGCATTAGAGTTACCTTTGCTGCTGGCAGTAAGATTCTACCTGATAGTACAAATATATTTGGACAAAACGTAACAGCTCAGATTGATGCGTCTGCTGCTGACGAAATAAAGTTCACATACTTTTCCGATATATCAGATGATGACATCTTAAGTAAGTTTTTAGGATCTGTAACATCTAGCGATCAGACACTTATACTTGATAGAACCATCAATATTGCATCACAGAATATATCAACAACGCATCCACTAATGTTTATAAATAATTCCATTATTGTATGTACTGGCATTATTAGTGGTACAATGACCATAAGTATTCCTAACATAGCGCTGCCTGAAGTTCCATATCAGATATTCAATCTTGATCGCACTAATGTAGCCAATTATGCTTTTGACTTTGGTGATAATTATATGATGCCTGATTGGTTTGGTACACAGACTACAGATTGGGTTTTTGAAGTTAAAATGGCATCTCTGTCCGGTAAGTTAGAAATACCTGATGGAAAAACATATCCTGTTATGACTAGTTTGGGAACATTTACCAATCTATCTATCCACGGTAAAGGCACCTTAAATTTATATGTTGCCTTGAATGTAACAGGAACACTGGATATAGAATATACAACCATACAGAATAACTATAATGGCCTAGGGTCAACTAGAACCATTAATGCTGAGTATACTGATAATAAGCTTTATGTTGACCATAGCTTTGGCGCTGTAAAAACAGGAGATATGTTCCAGATATACAATGGTTCAACCCTAGTAACTACAATAACAGCCACCGCAGATTCTGATGGTAGTTATGTCGCAGCAGGCGCTATAACATTCTATACAGCTAATTTTAATGTTGTTCCTGGAACTTTCAATACATTAAATTTAAGTACAAATACATCAGGCGTGTCGTTCCCAGCAGTTAAGGCTGGAGACACCTTTGGATTCAGAAATCTATCAACAAACTACACAATAACAGCAACATCGGATAGTCCTGTTAGTGCTGGTCCTATCCTTAATTACACACCATCCATAACTCAGAGTATAGCTAACTATTATCCACTATACTCATACTCACAATCTACAGGTCTTACTCTAAAGTACTATAAGTATGCCGATGCAAATAGTGTGTACTGGACATCACCTGCTTTATTGACAGGACACTCGGCAACAATTAGTTCTAAGATGAACGCAACTGCGTCCAACATTATTGGTTTCAATCTTTATGACAGATCTGAGAATGGGGCTTACGCCAACCCTTTTCTGTATAGCCCATGCCTGCCACAAATACTCAGTGCTGATTTCTTAGCTACAGACGCGTCTGGCTATATCATACCAGGTAAGAGTTCCAATATTTTGGTTAGTGGGACCGATTTTACTATTGATTGCACTAATATGACTACTAATGTTCCTGCAAGAACAGATAGTATTAGACTAATAGCCCTAAGCAAATCAGTAGCTGTATTACAAATATCGTTAAGCTGGGCTAGAACTGTAAGTGGTTCTACAACAGTACCATTAACTGCTGATGATACTTACACCTGCAGTATAAATGTTAATCCTATTTCGGATGCGCTGAAGTATTGGATTAATTCTAATGTCATATTAATTGGTAGCACATTGTTAGCAGTTAATGCAATACAGAGTGATGCGATTCCATATACACACCTAGAATGTAATATACCATATGGGCTTAGTGGTATTTTTGGTGATCACGCTAACTTTGCCTTGCTAGGTGCAAAACACACATCTGTATCTAACCCCAGGGGTCTAGTACAAAGCCTATATGGACCTACAGCATCAACACCAGCAATATGGAGTTCAGGTTTGCGCTGGGGTGATATATTTGCAGATGCTCAAGTCAGCACACCTAGTGGTGTAGCTTGCACAATAGAATTTAGCGCGACTGTGCTAAAGACTGCATAACTATCCATGTGCTATATATTTGTATGAACTTTGGATGGTACCTAGAACAGTTTACATTTAAGGGCAGGCCGGTTTCTGGAGGAACTGTAGAGTTCTTCGTTGCTGGATCTACCACGACGCCTAAAAATATATGGTATGATGTTGCTAATACTGTAGTGGCACCAAATCCAATTACATTGGATGCTTCTGGCACTATGCCACAGATATATCCAGAATCTGGTTTGTATCTTGTTGTTCTTAAGGACGCAGATGGCTCCCTTCTTTATACGCGTGATAACGTACAAGCTGGCGGAGGAGGATCTACATCAGATGTAGATTTGCATAGGTTCTTCACTTGGTTTATCTGCTTAGAATCATACCCAAAACCACCAGAAATGGACGCTACCTTGCTTTCCAATACGGACAAGGAGATGATGGTAAAATATGGGTATCCTATTGCGGCCCAACTGCAGCAGAGTAATTTTACTACAGGCACATCACTGTGGTATCTATTATCTTATGATGGTGGAGATCCAACTAAAGATCTGTGGAAAGAAGTTAATCTAATATCTGGTGCTGAAATTATTAATGTTGATAGAACTCTTAGAAGAAATCTAGCACCACATTTTGATCTACCTATAAATGTCAATGATCAACCTGTATTCACAGCATTGCCTGCAGGTGAGTATTCATTAGTTTTATCTGGCGATAAGTATTGGTGGAATCCACAGGTAGTAAAAGAGTTTCCGGAACCTGTGTCAAATACAACATCTGCCTTAATACATGATTCTTCTGATGACCAGTATAAGTGGCAGTCTATTGATGACATTGGTGGAAAAGTAAAAGTAGATCAAGCAGACTCTACTGCAGGATATTTATCTAGCAAAATTATTGGTGACACTGATGCTGCAGGGAATGTTAATATCGTAGTATCCGATATAGGCGCTGATAATACATATAAGCATCTAGGTTTGCATGTTAATACGGATACTATTTATGGTGAAATTCTAGACAAAATGAATCCACCATCCTATGATTTATTTGGTGCTTATCCTGATGAAGTAGGTGTTTGCCAACTTACAGGTATAGGAGCATCTCTGCGAGCAAAAACGCTAAAAGATGCGCAAGGAAATAATCTAGCATGGAATCCTGGTACCGGAGATGCTGGTGCTGTGTACGGCAGGTCTTGCATTCCAGGTTATGCCTATGTACTGAATGCTACTGGGACACAAATTCGCAAGCGTGTGTGGTGTGCCTTTGGTAGCACAGGTGAGATATACAACTCATTTGATAGATATAACTCTACTACACGAGATACAAGTTTACTTACGGCAGATGCTTCGTATAGCAGGATACCTCAGGGTGCAGCGTCATGTGCTGCTTACATTAAAGATGGTAGCAATTATTATTGGATGTATGGTGGATTTGTTGATAATTATGTATATCTACTTGAGGATATACCAGCAAACTATAATGATGATGGAACATTCAAGGCATCTGGTTGGGTATGGACACCTTGTCCAAATCTGCCAAAAAATACAGCACATATTTGTTCAGTCAATACTGGTGGATTTTTGTACACCGGATATCAACTTGGTGGTGTAAACTATAAGGAAACAATTGCTGGTACGGGAACTACAGTAAAGTCTAACCCACCAAGAACTAATGCCGATTTAGTTCGTGTTATTACGGGTGATGGATCATCTGATACGTTTGCGTTGGCATGTCAACCATATCAGTCTTACAACTCGCCATCAGCAACAGCGGTTGACTCTGGTGGAAATTCTCTTACTGTTTCCAATGTTGCCTATGACGGTGGAACAAGTACCATTAATGTACGTCTTGCTGCTGCACCTGCATCCGGGTTAGTTGTAACTATAACCGCTCATAGCTATCAGTACAATCAGACCTATGACGGTGCTGGATTTTCAGGGGTTGGTTCTGATCATTACGGAACGTACAACATTATTGATCGTGATACAGGACGCATCTATACTAACGTATCAGAAGCTACTACAGGGACGTTTACGCCTTCTGCATTTAACTTACTACCTATTTATGTTCGTAATAGTTCCTCTGACAGTTATGGGACTGTAAAAGTAGATCGTCTTGGTACTACTTTTGGCAACATAACTAGCGATCCATATACTTGGTGGTCTAGCATACAGTCTGCTTATGGGTTGTGGGTAGCTACAACAGCGCTCAAGCAGCACGCTTCGGATCCCATTTATGCCTACTCAGATGATGGCATCCATTGGACTAAATATACAGATGGTATCGGTACTGGTACTGGTTCTACGCTTGCTATCTGGGACTCTCAGTCGGACGGCATGAACTGGTATGTTACCAACATGTATAACTCTACACCGCTGATATTTGAGTTGCTTGTGGATAGTATACCATCTCACAAGAGGCTCGTATGTGAAAAAGGCTTAGGAGTATCTGGTGACGCATTTTTGGTAGATATGCCCAGTACTTCTGTATTTGGTACAGATGAAAATGGCAAAATAGTACCAAGTAGCAGCGCTGACATTGGGAAGAATCTACATCTAAGCGATCTTGCCGATGTTTCTGTTGCCAGTAGAATCAACAACCAAGTATTAACATGGATTGATGCTGACAGTAAGTGGGAACCACGCACACCGAGTGGTGGTGGATCTTCCCTGCTTGTTGTAGATACATATTCAAAGGCTTTAATCCAGAGTGCCATTGTCTTCTCACCACAGCAATGGAGCCTATATTGGACGGGGTTTGACCTGGAATCTGGGTTTACTATATCGCCAACAAGCAGATTCACTGCCGTCTTAGGGCAAGCAGGGTCTTCATCAGATACATTTCACTTCACGCTAGGCCAGTATAGCTCGTCAACGTCTACATACAATACTCTGGCATACAGTAATAATGTTGGTATAACCACACCCGGCTTTATCTATGGTAATTGTGACTCCCTATCTACCGCACTAACTTTGCCTGGGGGTAGATACTATCTAGGCTTTGTTACCAACAGCACTGGGGCAAGTATTGGTGGTCTCACAGCATCTGCACTATTCAACGACATATCGCCATACTTCTTGTCTCTTAAGAAGGATAACCTTACGTCTTCAGTGGTACCCACATCCTTTACTTCGGTACAAGAGACACTAACAAGATACTTCATTAAGCTGGAGGCTTAATCATGGTGACCTTTGAAAAAGAGACTAAGCTATTGACAACTACACCAGCAGTTAACTCAACTGCTGTTGCTTTGGATACAGGTAAAACTTGGAGATATTTATCTGATGGGTGGGTGTCTACAGATGCTATTCTCGGAGAGACAGTACAAATTGCTGCTGTAGATGGTAATCAGGCGGCTTTTAAGGCTCGTGTTATTACAGGTACTACTCCTGGAGCATGGTACCCATATTACTCTGGAAGTGGTACAGGATACCAAGGTACTCAAGGACCCCAGGGAACTGCTGGAGTTGGCGTTCAAGGACCTCAAGGCGTGGCAGGATCAAATGGTACTACCGGTATTCAAGGACCGCAAGGATCTGTTGGAGCACAAGGTAACCAAGGTAATCAAGGTCCTATTGGATCAGGTAATGGACCTCAAGGACCTCAGGGTGTTCAAGGTGCTACTGGAGCTACGGGTTCTCAGGGCAGTTCTGGTACTGCCGGTGCTCAAGGTCCCCAAGGTGCTAATGGATCTCAAGGTAACCAAGGTAATCAAGGTATAGCTGGCACTAACGGTAGCCAAGGTGCTGCAGGTGCTCAGGGAAATCAGGGAGCTACTGGACCGCAAGGTGCGGCTGGTACCGGAGTTCAAGGCGCGCAGGGTTCAGCAGGTGTTCAAGGTGCGGCTGGTACGCAAGGTCCTCAGGGTGCTGCTGGTGGATCTTCAGAGTGGGTTGGTACTCTTGCTCAATATAATGCGCTTGGATCGTGGTCATCTACAACTGACTATTACATAACTGATGACACTAGTGGTGGTGGAAGTGGTGCTCAAGGACCTCAAGGACCTCAAGGACCTCAAGGAGCAACAGGAGCAACAGGAGCACAAGGTGTGCAAGGAAAGCAAGGAGTTCAAGGAGCTACAGGCAGTCAGGGATCTGTTGGAGCACAAGGCAGCCAAGGTAATCAAGGAACTATAGGTAATGCTAACATTACTGTTTCTACGTCTGCTCCTACAGGTACTCCAGCTAATAATGCTCTCTGGCTGGTGGTGAGTGCATGACGGCCCCCGTAAGAACATGGAGTACACCTCTTACATTCCGCACAGAGCAGTGCCCCGCCGTAGATTATACTAATAATATTGTTTATGTGTTTCCGTCTACATCAGCTAACGCTGTAAAGAAAACACTGGATAATGGAGTAACTTGGACTGATTTAACAACAGCTCCATTACAAGCGTGGAACAGCGGATTTGTAACATCAACAGGGCGTGTATTGGGCTTTTCTAGTTCGGGTACATATTGTTTTTCTGATGATTATGGCGCTACATGGACTACAACAACAACAGCTTTCCCTGCTAGTATAAACTGCTGTGACCAGACTTCAGATGGATCTATTTATTTTGGATGTTATGATAGTCATATTTATAAAAGTGTAAACAATGGTCTTACTTGGACCGATACATCTAATAATATACCTGTTAATGCACAATCTCTTACAGTATCTTGCATACGGCACACGTCATCTGGTATTATATGGGCGTCAATAGGTACATCTACTGGTAATAGTAATTCTAACATGTATTATAGCTCTGATAATGGAGCAAGTTGGTCAACCTCAGGCTACGGAGGGTATGCTTATACTCAGTTTGCTTTAATAGGGAGCAGATATTATGCCCCTATATTTGATACATCATATGTGTTCAATGGAACAACAGGCAGCTATACAGGCGCAGATGTTGGATTAACTAAACAGTGGTGGGGCTGCTTCCCAGATAATGATGGTAGGTATTATCTATCAAACTATGCACGTCAGGTCTACAGTACAACTAATTTTAGCTTGTTTACACTTGAGTATACAGCTACCTGGAGTGGTGCGCAGTTCTCTGGCATTGTTGACGCAAAAGATAACATATGGATATCTGGTGACGAGCTTACTCTTGGATCGGTGCCTGCGGTTACGCCAACAAAACAACTATATATCTACAGCAATGCAACATGGAAACCAGTCACATCAGCTTATGTTGGTGTGAACGGTACGTGGAAACTTGCTACACCATATGGCGGAATAAATAGTTCTTGGAAATAGGTAAAATAATATGAGTTTTAGACGTGGTACTACACTAATTGCAGGTGCTGGAGTTCAAGGTCCTCAGGGACCACAAGGATCCGCTGGAACTGGCGTCCAAGGAGCACAAGGTGCTGCTGGTGCTCAAGGTCCGCAGGGATTTAGCAGTATTAGTGTCGTTACCACAATGCCGGGATCTCCAGTGGCCAATACTCTCTACATAGTGACGACCTAATATGACAGCATCACTTGTATATGTAGATGGATCCGGCGTACAGCATAGCGTTTCAAATCTTGCTCTCGGATCAAGTGTTGCTAAGAGTGTATATCTAGGCAGCACAAAAGTATGGACAGCACCGACGACATCTACATGGATCAAAATGACATCAGGTAACACTTATGTGGCTGCATATAAACCAGCAACAAACATAAGCGTCTCCTCCTTTTCGCGCATTTCCAACATTGCTACCCTCAATAACGGTGTGTGTGGTATATGGACGTTATCGGGTGGTAATCTAATACCTGTAACTAATGCTTGTTTCTCTGGAACAACTGGAATAACAGTGACGGCTGGTGCTACTACAGGCACTTATCAGCAACAACTAATAACAAAAACATATACAACCAAACCAGCACTGATAGCAGGCACTACTTACTATTTTTATGTTGGTGAACGGTATGTAGATCAATATACTTTGAGTGGTACATGTGACTGTCCTGGGTATGCTCCTGACTGGGCATTCAGTGCATCGGCTAGCATGTCATTCACGGCGTCTGACATAGGCAATATTTACTTAAACGTTGTATCAGCTTAACTGGAGGGCATCATGGCTAATGTGACACTAATTAATCAATCAACGACATCTACAGATTACGTCTGGTATGGTACTGAGTATGCCATATATGACGCTATTGTAACCATAACTAATCTTACTACAGACGCTTTCGGGTATGATATTGTGTCAAGCCAGAATGGTCACATATCAACGATAACCTCTGTTCCTGTCACAAACTATGGTGCTAATTCTTCTATAGCGCTGACCTTAACAGGTGTGGTGGGCAGATTGGGAGTAAGTTTAGTTAACTCTAATGGCAATACAGTTAGCGTTACTATTAACTCTATCAATGCTGATTCTAGTAATAATTCTGCTCTGGTTGAACGGACTCTTTACAACTATACTCCACTATCGCTGCCTGCTGGTACTGCTACTGATATTATTAGTGCAGTATCTACACAAGGATTCAAAATTGTGCCACCACTGACAGGTAAGACGATTAAGTTTGCTCTTAACTACAACATCTACTGCCCTACAGCATCTACTAGTTGGACTTTAACACTTAAGCTTGGTACAACTACACTTTATACTGGTACTACTACAGGTCAGCAACAGATACGCAAATTGGAGTTTATTCTAGATCAAACAAATAACTACATATATCTACAGCGCAATACGCTTGTAGATAATGCCGCTGCCGTGCTTGTCACAAAGGTAGCATTCACAGACTGGGCAAATGCACAAGCTTTGTCCTTAACAATAACACCAACTGCTGCAGCTCTATTGATTGGGCTTGAAGCGGGATATGCAGAGTAAAAGGATATAGCATGAAAGACTTTCACGGAAAAATCATTAAGACACATAAGGATTGGGAGAACTCTAAACAGGACGCCAAGCTAGATAAAAAAGGTGGTCCACATGCGAAAGAGGGCTCCAAGGCTGATATGAAGGCCGACGAAAAGGGTCGTAAAGCCCATAACGCGAAGGTGAAACGTGCCAAGTAAGTTAAAATCACAGCATAAGTTAATGGAGGCTGTGGCGCATAACTCTAAATTTGCTAAGAAGGGTAGCATACCCCAAAAGGTAGGCAAGGAGTTTGTCGATGCAGATAAAAGAAAGGTTAAGACGAGATAAATGCCAGGCAATGACTCAACCCAGCTAATTGTTGCTCTAGTAAACAGTGTAAGAGATGATTTGCGGTCTGATATTGCTGATGTTCGCCAAGAAGTGGCAGAATTGAAACAAAAAAAGCCGCAACTGTTTGACTGGAAACATTATGTTATTTTCATTGCGCTGGTCTTCTCACTAGCGTTTAACCTGGGCTCTGAGTCGCAAAAGATTGACTTGTCAAGGACTGTTGATAGTAGCGCTTATCTACATACAGCCAAGGCAGCCGCCTCAAGTACCTATACAGACATAGCAAAAGCATACAAGTTAACCAATGGTAATGCTGCTGGTAATTAATTATGGATAACAACTTAGATCAAATACCTGGTGCTGGATGGGTTCTGGATGACCAAGGAAGGCCAGTCTTAGATCTTGGTGGCGAGGTATTACATGGAAACACTCTGCTGAGTGGGTTACTACACAACTATAACTTACCTATAGCTCAAGATGTAAGTAATACTAGCCCAGAGCAGGGTCCCCAGTTGTCTGATGTTCCTGCACTAGCTAGGGAGAATTTGATAAGGGGTGGTCAATATATAAAAGACCATCCTGGTGAAATACTAGCGGGATTAGCATCTCCAGAACTTGGTGTCCCGTGGTCTATTGCTGCTGGACTTGGTGGCTATTTATTTGATTCTATGCACCCATTCAGCAAGCAGGCCCCCGACTATAAAACAAAATCAGCAAAAGAATATATTGCTAACGCGTTGCTATCCGGTGCTCTTAACGCGGTCCCCGCATCCAAAGGTAGTGACGAATTAACCGATGCTGGTTTAAGGTCTGCTATGACGGATGCGTCTAATTTTGCTAGTCGTGAGGTAGTACCAGAAGCTAGCGAAAGCATGAAGACCGGTTTTGTCGGTCCTAGTACAAGAGCAGAAGCATCGTTTGAACCGTGGCCAGGAACGCCACTACAAGCGCCCAACTTAAACATTGGACCTAAACCTAGAACCATACCTGCGGAAGATGTTGGTGGTGTGCCAACTTATCAGGTATTAAACTACGATGCTATACCTGGATCTAAAGATATTGAAAAGAAACTTATTGATGAAGGTAAGCCAAGATTTGTGCCGTCTAGCACCACTAAAAATCCTTTTTTTGATGATTTGTTAGTAGGCAACAATGCTTATACTACAGATATGCGTACCCCCGAGGGGCAACTATATGCGGAGCGTATGAGTGGGGTGGATCCGTCTGTGCAGCGAGAATTATATGCGGGATGGAGCCCTAAAACGTTTAATCCTGATCAGGCATCATACACGATGGCCTATAAAGGGAACCCCAATGAAGATGAAATGCTTCATGGAGCCGAAGAGTTAGATTTCCACCAGGATCCTGCAAGCGGTTTATGGTACAAGCCCAAATGGTTATCAAATCGTACTATTGGCGCCGAAAGCTACAGTCACCCTATACTGGAGACTCCACAGTATGGTGACGCTATAAAGGCAGCAATACAATCAGGTAAAATAACTAAAGACAATCTTCCTAAGATGTTTTCGTCTGTTAAAGCGTTGGAAGATTGGGCTGATACATATCAACAACATAGATCTAGTGATATACAGACAGTATACAATAATATATTAGCGGGTGATCCTAGGCTCCAGGGACAATATGCTACTTACGTACCATTCATCAAAAACCCTAGAATTATAGATAAGCGGGGTGAGGGATGGCATAAAGCTTTGCCGGGCGAACCTGAATACGTGCCCAATATGCCGTTTGAGCAGGGTGGACACGAGTATCAAAATCTGCAGATAGCGAATGCTCGCAAACAAGGTAAAGATGCTGTTATTTATAAAAATCAAGTAGATCCAGGGAACTTAAGTGATCAGGTTTGGCAATTTGCGGATCCAGAGAAGTATGCTGCTGGCTTGATTCCACAAAATGTGCATGTCGTATTTAACCCACGTAGTTTATCCTATCCGGAGAGCTATATGTGGCGTAATTCTATGCGCCCGCTAGCAGCAGCACCAATTGCTGCCGGGTTAGGAAGCTATTTGCTCAAACAAAAAGAAAAGAAAGATGAACAATGAGTATATTCACAAAAATCAAAAGTCTTTTTAGCAATAGCACACTGGCAAGGACGATCCTACGAGGAGCTATTACAGAAGGATCCAGCGTTGCGGCTAGTGCTGTGACGACTGTATTAGTAACACATGGTGTAACTGTGCCGCAGGATGTTGTACACGAGATAATTAGTGCTGTTATTGGCAAGATTGAGGATGCCATCTGATGATCAACAGTCGAAAAGTTGAAGACCTAAAACCAGATGCGCAGAATGCTTGCCTAAAGTTCATACGTCTTTGTACAGAGGCCGGTCTAAACATTAAGATTGTTCAAACTTTGCGTGACGCGGAATATCAGCATATGCTGTACGAACAAGGTAGGACAGCACCTGGCAAGATAGTCACAAAATGTGATGGATATAATAATAAGTCCAGGCATCAATCAGGAGAATCCTGGGATGCTGTTGTACTTAATGACGATGGAAGTATCAACTGGAGTGATGCGTGCCTGTACAAAAAGATGGCTGATATAGCCGTCAAGCAAGGATTAACAGCAGGCTTCTACTTTAGCTTTAGAGACTTAGACCACGTGGAGATGCCCAAATGAGCTATTATTACACAATACAGGAAATAGACGATCTGCTGGAAATATCCAGCAGAATACAAGCTGAATCACCTTATGTGGTTTGTATATTAGGCCCTGACAAGCTTCAGAAAGCGGCTAATGGTGTTGGACCGGACAGTTTTCCATCTATAGTTAGACGTACTTTATCTATACTACTACCATACGCTGATGTAGCTACAATGATCCACGACGCCGAGTTCGAATATATCAAAGACGCTTCTAAGGCTGCGTGGGAGGGGGCTAATTTAAGATTTTACCGTAATTGTTTGAAACGAGTAAAGGATCTGTACGGTTGGTACGATCCTCGTAGGTATATCAATAATAAGCGGGCTGCTGCTGACTACGCTTTACTTGGCGGAGACATCTGCTGGGATGCCTGGCTATCAGCCAAAAAGAGATACGCTTAGTCTGTTAATGTTATAATAGATGACTCTATCGCATCTATTCTTTGCTTAATATTTAGAATTAAATCAGCTTGAGCTTTGGAGATTTCTTCGTAGGCTTCAATCTTATTTGATATGTCAACAAGTACTCTTTGTAGCTGTGAATTAGTGTACTCAAGATGCTGTACTCTATTCTCGGTATCATTTACATAAGTCAGATTGGCTGCATTTTGCTGATTGCTAACCCTACCTAAATATGCAGTAAGACCATCCCCAGCAATCCCACTATTGAACATGTCCATGTATGGATTAGCATCGGGCATCACACATCCCCAAATAAAGATATACCGAAATCTAGTGCTTCGTGGGCTAGCTCTCTAGACTCTGCTGCAAGCTGTTCATCTGCCCATTTACCTGGCTTGTAGTGTGTGGATAGTTTATTGATAGCTTTGTCAAGCTCTTCAACAATAGCTTTAGCCTTATCTGTAGTAGCAGTATCGTCTAGCTTAGATAGCCAGCAGTACAACAGTATTAGAGGATGGCGCATGTGGTAGATACTGCTCTTATTTAGTGTCTCTACTTGAGCAGCTAAACGTTTCAATAAATCTGATAACTGGCCTGCCTGCGTCATACCTCACTCCAGTTATTGCTGATAGGCTCGATCATAGGACGATCTTCTTGTGACTCCTCAAATAGCTCTGGCGGCATGCTGTGCTTATTTATACTGTATGCCTGTGTTGCATGCTGGAGTGCCTTTGTGTCACGTATGATATTGTCTATTGTTACTGATTCTATGGATTTCATGTTATTCTCCAAAAACAAAAACGCTCTTCAGGACTTAAATGTCACCTGACCCGTGACAATGCCTGAGAGCTAAGAGTGCTTGTGAGGTGGGTCAGACCTCTCTCTAACAAAAGATAGTAACAAAATTAAGAATTGCACGCGGTTTTTACATATTTGCAAAACTTTTTATTAATGTCCTAGTTGACTGAACGACTTGGTTGTAGGCTTCTGCGGCGCATCTAATGGTCTGCGAGAAGCAAACTCCTGGATCATCTTGGCTATGTTTTTCTCTGGACGCCTGCTATACACTATATCCATTATCTCTTGTACCTGCCAGATCCACATACCATTAGCATGTACTCTTAGCATGGTGCCAACAAGACTACAGTAGTCACCATAGCTAGAGTGACCAGACGACCGTGGAAGCAGTGCTAGACGTTCCAGATGGGCTTTGCGGACTGCTGTAGCATAAGACATCCAATCGTCTACATGCTTGTACTCACCAGCCTCTTGGACATAAGTACGCTTATTGGGCAAGCTACTCAGTGCTGGAGATTCAGCAATTTGTTTGCGTAGTCTACTAAGACTATAGTATTCACCAATATTGTAGCCCCAGCTATAGTAGTCTCCTCTGTTAGGCACGCACTGTAGATTAGTATAGCTGGTGCCGTCGTTGCCTGGGAAGTAATCTTGTAGAGCAGCTTTGGCTTGTGGGTTATGGATCTGCTGGTAATCAATAGGCTCCATGAGTGGCAATACCACACGGAATCTAGGGCTCTCAGGTGTGTGTGATCGGCTAGTATACCAGTAATACTGTAGATCTGGATACTGCCTTACAAACTGTTCTGGCGTCGTCCCATCCTCGTAGTCTAGCATGATAGCATAGATATCTGTAATGGTACTTATGTCATGCTGCTCGGCTGATGCATGTGCAAACATATATACAGGACAGTTATTTTTATCTATGGTGTTAGGTTGCGGTAAAATCTGGAAGAAATAATCCCAGGCTTGATCCTGACTAAACTGTAGCCACTCTTTTTGATACTTGTTAGTCTTGTATAACATTAGTTAGCCCCACCAAAAGTTGAGCCGAATGCTGAAATGTTTAGATCCTTTACCTGTTCTAATGTTTTTTGTGGCGGCTGTGGTACGGGACGATCAGCCATAAAGTCAGATAATGTTGTAGTCAGAGGTTGTGGTGCTACTTTTGGTGCTCCTAATCCAGGCGTCCAGACTTGTGGTGCTGTAACCGCAGAACTCTGTGGTGTCTTGACACGGCTATACTCGTCTAGTGTATACATGTCAAGTATGTCTATATTTATTTGTTTGTGCTTATCAACAACTCTAATGTTATAGCCTGGGACATTCTCCAGGTCGCGACGGAAATTAGGCCAGGTTTTCGTGGCTCTTTTTGTCTCTCCGCAATAAGCCTTGTACTGGCGATAAGCGTCGTCAAGAGGCATCCAGTGTAGTTCGTCGCGGCAGAACAGTACGCCTCTATCGTCAATCCAGTCAGAGACAGTAGACTGACGTAGATACTTGGTCCGTTCAGACTCAAAATTTGGATAATACGAGTCTCCTACAGTAGGTAAGAAATTTGGAGAGTCAATACTGATGTCGCTCAAGGCTCTAAGCAGGCAGTCGTGGTTAAGGGGTACATTTTGTGCGTCCCTAGGTCCCCAAACAAGCAGAGCGTCTTCTGGGTGGGCCACGAAGGCGGCGTGGTTGGCCTGCAGCCCAATCTTAGGCATTATAAACCTACGACTCAGAGCCTCGTCAAATGAGATGGTTTTCCATGGCTCCTGGTTGGCTGTGCCTACTAGAGATAGCGACACATGTACCTTGGAACTGTGGTTAGTGCCCATAGATCTGGCGTCTTTACTGCTGCAACCGGTAATGCTCTTGAGAGACGCTTGCAGGCTTGTGTCATCTATATCCATGTTGCCATCTCGGCCACGAGAAAACTCGTCCACGTTACCAACCAGAGCTGTTGCTGCTGATATCCACCTGCTGTCCAGTAGTTGCGTCAGTTCAGGGGTGATGTAGGTGTCACCCAGAAACTCGCTAAATAAATCCTCCCATCCTTTGGTTTTATACGTGCCAGCAGCACCCCATAGTATAATTCCACTATGCATTATGATGTTTCGTTGCGTGCATATCTGTATTTTAATGTTAAGCAACAGTTGCTTCATACTACGTATAAATACCTCTCTATCACATTGTAGCTCATAGCAATTATAGAATGCGTTTGCAAATACATCACTATATCCAGCGCAGTCACCCACAAACTTGTTGCAGTCATCTATACGCTTCTGTGCTGACATTACTTTTTGCATGGATGGCATTGCACGAGCATATTTAAGTATAGCCATAGGAGGTACATTAAGTGTTTTAGCAATAGCTTTATTGGTTGCCAATGAGTCAATAATAGATACAATATCATCTTCAGGAACGGATGCTTTGGCATGATACCACACACCATCTTTATATGATATATTGGATTCGGAGAGAAAATTATCGCACTCACGCTCAATTTGAGTCTCCGTAAGAGCTTCTCCCTGTGTAGTAACCGACTCTGCTACTTTTGCTTGCATGTAGGTGCTGATGTCTGCCTCGGAGATCATGCCCATGAATTGTTGGTATATCTCTCCTATTACAGCAGGAAGAGGCTTGTATGAGCCACCGTACTTGATCTTGCCCTTAGGAGAGATGTACAAAGATTTTGCTTGCATAAGTCTATCTAAGCTCGTAGCTTGTTCCGTTGTCATGTTATGCTCCAAAAAAAAAGACTCTTAGACTTATGCCCTGCCTGACCGCAGAACTGCTAAGAGCCTCAAAAGTTAATATGAAGAGAAGGGTCAGCAGCTCTATAGAGAAAGTAAGCACAAAAAACTTGTTTGGCTAGCACTTTCTTCAGAATTACAAAACTTTTGAAAAAAAGTTTAGAACTTACGACGAACAAGGGCTAAGTACATGTCTGTTTTGATAGCGTTATCCAGAAAAGCTCTCGTTGCTTGCTCTTTTACTATTCTCGTTTTGGTGGTTTTATACCAGTAAGAGGCTTCATCTACAGTATCAAATCTTTTAGTTAACATCTCCCCTTGTGGTGTGCGGCATGCCGCTTGGTACTTATTACCAATACATGTCACACCTACAGGATAACGACCCCTACGAGATGCGCTACACAAAAATAACGAGTTTATATAGTGTGGAACAAATCTGCACGTTTGTGGTGAGTAGATCTTATTACCTTGTACTAGTAGGTCTTTATCTAGTTCAAACCCGTCTTTATAGTTTGTGCGATGCCACGCCTGAAAATTAGAAAATATTAGCCACTCTTCACACACCGCACATCCTACATAGGTTGGATACTTTCGTTGATATGGAGTGGAATAACACCTCATCAGCATACCGCACCACGTTGTATACTCACGATTAGCAAACCCTTTATGACATACAGGACTGGCAGAGTCATTTATACCCACACCACACACAATTTTAGTGGCCATACTGATAAGTTAACTACACCGTGTCACAGTGTCTAGCTGTTTCTACAAAATCACCGATATGGGTGTAACTTACACATTATTGCATTTTCCAACGTCCCCCTGTGAAAACACACACACGGGTGTGTGTATGAATTCTGTAAACCTATTAGGTTGTTATATTATATATTATATAAGCGAACAGCGTGCCAATAGTGTTTTGTTTTGTGTAAAAGTTTTGTAACTTTTTACACGTTTAGGGGGCATGAATGGGGGAACCTTTTTAGGAGGGGGTTGTTATTGTTATTTTCTCTATTTTCAAACAAAAAAAAACTATCACGCGTAGAGAGTGGAAGTGGCTTTTTGATGCCACATATGTCCCTGGTATAAGACACAGCAAAATTGCAACTACCTCTTTGAAAGGAGACACAAGATGCTCAAGCTACACCGA